GGGCCGACAAACTTTTGCAGTTGTCTATAGTCTGTGATCCTGCCGCGATCAATGTCTTCGCGCAGATTGGAAAACAGCAACGCATCGCCACCGGTCTCTGGGGCTTTTAAGATGCGGTCAATATCTGCCACCGAGTCAGCAGATTGCACCAGGCGCCTGGCGATTTGTGCTCGCTTGCGCGGGTCGTTCTCAGTCATGTAAAGCTTGTAGTCTGTGATGTAGGCCTCATCATTGGCCATCTTCTCAGCCTCAACATCCCGCTTCTTGGCATTTATCTTGGCAATGGAAGCGTCGTCCATCCGCTTCTTAATCTCAATGCGCTCGGCCTCTGATTTACTTTTCCAAGACTCTGTAAATTTGCCTGCGTCATTCCTGGCTAATTTGGCCAGGCGCTCTGCTTCACTAGCGCCAAAGTCATCAGACCCAAAGTATTTGGACATGGCCGAATGCTCGGCAGACTTGCGGACTTTTTCAAAATCCTCAAGGGCTTTCGGAATGAGTGCGGGAGCTTGAGCCGCCTGAGCGTACACCTTCCCCTGGGCAGCAGAAACAATCTGAGCAATCTGCTCCGGGTCTTGCGTTACTTCATAAGCAGTTTCAAGGGTCTTGTTCAGCGCTGCGTTGACCCCATCAACCTTGACACCAATTTCAGCCTGATACGCCTTGACCAAGATATCTGAGCTTTTGGCCATTAGCGATTTGCCAGACGTGGCAATTGATTGCATGAGAGCCTGCGCCTGAGATGGGCTAATCTCCGAAAGCGGCATAGCCAGCCCGCGCATCGAGGTGATCTCTTCTTGTATCTTGGTGGGGCTGTTCAACTGGCCTGTCTCAACCTGCACGGTCAGATCTGCCATGCGCTTTTGCACCTCACCCTCGAGCTCGGCCCGCACCTGAATAGCAAGAATCTCGTCTTCTTTTTGGCGCTGCTTTTGCACTTCGCCAAACGCAAACTGAGAGATGCGGTCCAGAGAGCTGGCCACTGTCTGGCTAAATTGCGCAGACTCCCGCAGGTTCGCAAAGTCCATGCGGGGGATATCTGCCGAGATCAGCCCAGACTCTTGATAGCGTGGAAGGCGTGCCATTGTCAGACGTTCCTTATCTCAACCGGAGCTGGCGCTTGCGTGGCGCTGGTATAGCTGTCAGCAGAGGCGGCAGCCATGCCAAGCTTCGCCACAGCCCTAAACGTGCCGGCCCTGGCGGCTTGCTGACCAGCGGCCTCATACATCTGGGCCTGGATTGCGCCACCGCGCATGGCAGCGTCAGCGTCAGCCATGAGGATGGCAAACTCGCGGCCAGCCTTAGTATCGTTCAGGGCCCTAACAGTGTCTGGCGAGCCAGAGAATGGATCAATGCCGCCGGCAAATGAGCGGACGGTAAGAGCTGCATTTGCTTCTAGTCTGCGCTGCAAAACGTCGTTGGAGCGCTGTTTGTACTGAATTGATTTGCGCTCACCCTCAACCGTGGCCTGCTGGGCCTGTAGGTTGTACATCTTCTTTGCAGACTGGCCGGCCTCGTATTCCCCAATGGCCCCAACTACAGCAGCGACAGCGGCAACAATTTCCATTTGTTAACTCCCAGGGTAGGTGGAGATTTTGTACTCCATCCCTAACAGCGTCATTTTAAGAGGGATATCCTGCTCAATGGTGATCTTTCCCTCGTTGCTATAACCCAGCACGCCAGGCAATGTCTTTGTGCCAGTGAACTCTTGCACCGGCTCATCAAGGATTGTCGCGCTGTCAAAGTTCCTAAAAGGCACGGTGGTGCCATTAATGATCATGTGCTGCGTGTCTTTTACAAACGCATTGACCTCAACAATCCGCTTCTTAAACCCCAGCCGGGTGCCGGCAGATATCTTGACCTCAGCGGGCATCGTCACAATGCGCACGTTGTAATCGAGCCCAACCTGGTAGGTTGAGGTCGATGAGCGCGGGAATGTAACCGCGCCACCAGATGGAACCACCTGCGTTGGCTGCACCGCGCCATCCAGAATTACATCTACAGTCTTGGCCTCTAGGTGGGCAGCGGATGCCGAAGCTGCGGCCCCACCCGCAACCGCACAGTCAACCGTCAGCGTGTCATCAAAGCGCTCAACGTAATACTTCACAACGCTATTGATGGTGCGCTTGACCACTGTGTAGATGGTGGTCAGGTCTACGCCAACGTCAATAAAATCACCGTCTGTAATGAATTCAGATGGGGCAATCACATTCTGCGCCCGCAACAGAGAGAAGGCGGCCATCGACCCATCGGTGCTATTGACCACCAACAGCAGGTCGTTTTCATCGGTTGCCACTGACCGGCGCAGCGCAATCCTTGTGGGGTTGCGCAACAGGTGGCCGGCCAGTAGCGATATCTTGCTAGTCACATAGGTGAGCTGCGTATCTGTAAAGGCAAACTCGTTCAGGCTTTTGCCTTGGCGCTGGATAAATAGCGTGCCAGACTCTAGCTGCTGGACTCGCACCCCTTCTTTGCTTCCGTTTCGAGTGGTTGATTTAACGAAAAAGTTGGTTGGAGTGATGGGGTCGAGGCCTTCTTGCGGAACATAGAACTCACCTCCGGTTGTAAAGATCTGAAGATCTCGGCCCGACGTGATATCTGTAATCGCGTTGAATGTATTGGTGTCCAGCGTTGCTTCGACTGCATCGTCATCCAGACCCTCCGTTGCCTCAAAGTCAAAGAAAAGGCCGGCCTTCGACCCCCAAACCGTAGATGGCCTGGACCGAGAGCCACCAAAATACAGGCGCCCTTCATGGAAGGTTACTGACCTTGGCCATCCGCGACTCACAGACCAAACGTCCTCGTAACCAGTCTCTAAGTCCCATGAACCAGATGCAATGGCTGCGGTGCTAAAAAATGGGAATTCCGTAATGGCCTGCACCACCGTGCCGCTGGTGTATTGCACAATCTTGGCTCGGCCCTGTGGGGTGGCGTTGATGTACTGACCCACATTGCCAGCAGAAAAGACGGATGCAGATGCCGTGAGCGTAACCTTTCCAGACACAGCAGACGGGGTTAGGGTGGCCGCAGGTGAGCTTGTTGAGATGCTGAACGCGTATTTCGGCACCGAGTCAAAGCTAATGGTTGAACCTGTCCAGCTTGCATCGTTGGCGCCACGCACCAAGGATACGGGCGCCAGGTCAGGATGCACAACAATCAGGGTGTCAGCCGACTGCGTCCAGCTTAGGTTCGCCAGCCTGGCCCCCGTCAGCCCCAGGCTGGTGGTGTCCAGATAAGGGTTGGCCGTCCCATTGATGGCTGTAATCAAAACACCAGCCTTGAAGACGTACATCCGATTGTCTGTAAAGCACAGCATATAGCTGTCAGAGGTGCTGAACTCAAACGGCACCAGACGCACGCCAGAGGCCGCGTTGATCTCTGTGATATATCGGGTGCCAGGTCTGCGACGCACGCCACCCTGGGGCTGCACAACCACATTGGTGGCCTCCTCCAGAGCGTTGTTGTACGCAGGCAGGTCAACCCGAGCTCGCAGCAACGGGTCCATTTCCCCGGTGCTGAAGTTGGTCTGGATGCTAACGAACCGCGTCATTAGTATCGAACCTCGATCAGTGCAAAGTCATCAATGTAATTGTTGGGCTGGCCCTGGCCATCCATCTGGATGGCGGTCCTCATGTAGCCGCCACGGCCATTCTCGGACGCCGAGCCAACAGCAACACCCTGCCAGTATTGAGCCTTTGAGTCCTGATCGGTGATGGGATAGGACAAGTGCCATGCCATCAGATACTTGAGCAATTGCACAAAATAAACCGGCATCTCAAACTCGCCCACGCTGTACTGGTAGTCGATCCAGACTTCTTCGTAGTCGCTCAAGAGTTTGTCTTGAAAGATTCGGTATTCCTTCACCGGACGCTGGCCCGGAGAGGAAGATATAAACACCTGGCGCGGAGAACCTAGCCGGTCACCGGGTAGTTGGTATTCGTATTTGTATTCTGTGGTCGGGGTGGTGACCAGCCTGGAGAGCTTGACCTTCTTGAAGGAAAAGCTCCATGGGTACGTCATCAAGGCCTGGTCGCGGATATCGGGATAGAGCCGATCACAGACGTTAGCAGAG